GATTAAGATTGTGCACGATGCCATTGAACGGCTCCCCCACACACTGCGGGATCGTTGCCATCTCGATGCGGTACAGACGGAAAAGGCGGCGAAAGTCATTGAGGAATTGCTTGTCGAGCTGTCCAAGGTGAAAGTCGAATTGAAGTCAGCGGATGAAGTGGACGCGATGGCAACGGGATCGCATCGAAGCAAGAGGGAGGTGAGGGCGTATGCCAGTAGAGACTGATATGTTTACGATCCCGTGCTTCGCGCATTTGGCGGCGAAGACGGTGGACGAATGGGCCGAGGATAACATCATTCTACGGGATTCCGGACGCCTGCGCTATGCAGAGACACCGTGGATGAGAGAGCCGACCAGGGCGGCGGGGGAAGTGTACACCACATGTCGAGTTGTGATAAGCACGCCGGCACAGAGTGCCAAGACAACGGCAATCATAGCGGTGTTGTGCCATCAGGCCGTGTATCATCCGGCGAACACGATGCTACTGCTTGACACAGAACATTCGGCGCGGCGATTGGTCAAGAACAGGCTAAAGCCGGCGTTGCGGGATTTCGCCAAAGTGCCTTCGTTACAGAAAGGGCAGACGTCAGGCGTGTTGGATGTGAGCGCCGAGAACTTTAACATCGCACTGGCGAGCGGCGCGAATCTTATTGCGGGCAGTGCCAAGAGTGTGTCGGCATTGGCATCGACGCCGATTCAGCTGCTATGTCTGGATGAAGTGGATAGGTATGCCAGGGAACTTGATGGCGAAGGCGATCCTGTGACACTGGCAATCAAGCGAACGTTGCGCTATCGGCACTCTATGACGCTAATGACATCGACGCCGACAATTCCCGACGGACGTATCACGCAGTACTACGGCTTAGGGACGTGCGAGGTGTGGTCGGCGAAGTGCTCGGCGTGTGGGGCGTGGATGCCAGTCCATTTTGATGACATCGACTTCACAGGAAGCACGCCGGTTTATGCGTGCCCGTTTTGTGGACAGGTTTACGCCGAGAGAGACGTAATTGAGCTTGAACATGGTTACGCACCTCCTGAGAATAAAACGCCGTACAGTGACAAAAACGGGCGAATAGCGAGGTCTTTCAAAGTGACGGCTCCACTTGTGCACTCGGCGTACACATGGGACAGCATCGAGGCGGAGCGACGGCAAGCGGAGGCGATCGGGCTTCCCGCAATTAGGTCTTGGCGTAATGTCACAGTGGGCGAGCCGTACGAGCCGCCATCGATTGCGATCACCGACTTCACGGGATTGTTGTCCAGGCGTCTTATGTACGACAGGGAATCGCTGCCCGATTGGGTCGTGTTTACCGTTGCCGGCGTAGACACACAGGACAATCGATTCGAGATGGTAGTCGCGGGATATTCTGTCGATACGCTCAAATGTGCTGTGATAGAGCATCGCGTGTTTTTTGGAGACGTGATCAATGATTCGACGGTGTGGGAAGAATTGAAGGCGTACATTGGTCAGGCAGTGTTCAAAACGGTAGACGGCCGCTCGTTGCCAATTGGTATCACCATGATAGACGCGGGCGGTCACGCTACGATGTCGGTTTATGCGCTTGCGCTTCAAAGCCCGTACGTGCGTCCGGTTCGTGGGCGTTCGTACCGCATGGCAGAGGAAGAACGACAGATCATTGATCGCGTGCAGCGGCGAGCGCTTAATTCGGTTGGCAATGGCGCGGGCCGTATTGCGTTGACCTGGGTGAATACGCGTTATTGCAAAGACCTGTTGTACTACCGACTTGGCGAAGTCATCCAAAACAGGGATTGCGGCCTGTACTTCTCGGCCGTTCCGGACCTGAATCAGAACGAGAACTTCTTTGAACAATTAACCAGTGAGGAAAAGTACGAGACGAAGAACGGCATCTCGCTCTATCGCGTGAAGGCAGGGAGGCGAAACGAGGCGTTAGACTGCATGGTTTACGCGATGGCGGGGGCAGAATCGGTGCGTTTGTCCCTGTGTCAGCTCCCATCGGTCACGACAAAGCGCGGGATTGCGGATGAAAAGCCACAGGAAGTACCGAAAAAAGATGTACAAAACGAACAAAAAGCGTTGCAGAACGTGGAAAATACGAGTAATATAAAATTGGATAGTAGTACGAGTATGCCTGTACAGGCACAGGCACAGCCGACGGAGCTGCCGAGAGCGCATCGCAAGCGCTTGAAGCCGTTGTAGGGAGTGCGAATATGGCGGAATACAAGCTCAAAAAGCCTATCATCACAGGCGCGGGCGAAACGATTGAAGTATTAAATCTCGATTGGGATAGCTTATCATTTGGCGACTTTTCGACAGTTCGCCGAGTTCGGCTTATGATGGGTGAAGTGAGCGCAAGCGACAGCGTGTCTCCCAAGTTAGACAATGGCTTGCGCATCGCTCTCGCATGGGTTGCGGCGGTGAAAGGTACGAAGGGGCTTGTGGTTGAAGATTGCGTGCGCTTGTCAATGCTTGACACGCTCGAACTTTCTGACGAATGTTTCGACGGTTATCTTACGGCTTGAAGGGACTTGCCACGAGAGCTTGTGGTTTTGTCCGTGACGTACCATTGTTCAATGCTTGACTTGTACAGGATGCCCATAAGGGACATCATTGAGGTGATTAACATCATTCATGCCGGAGGTGGTTGACATGAGCTATTATGGTACAGATTCAGAGCTTCTAAGCTCGCAAGCCCTAACGCCTGTTTCGACGGAAACGGTGCTTGTTTTCGTGGGCAATTCCGCATCGGGCACCGCGAACGAGCCCGAACTTATTTCGTCCTATTCAGATTTTAAGTCCAAGTTCGGAGCAAGTACGACGTTAGGTCTTGACGGCTTAGCGACTGCGGCGCGTGTTGCGTTCGAGCGTTGCCATATTAGGCAGGCTGTGTTTATTAGCGTTGGCATCGGCGCAACGCCAACGGATGTTGACATTAACGACATGATCGGCGATGCGACTGAACAGACTGGACTTTATGCTATCCAGAAAGTTTATCCGAAACTCGGCCTTGTGCCTTCGCTGATTGTCCCCACGATCTTCGCGGATGATACAGATGTTCGCGAGGCGGTGGAGGCTAATTGCACGAAGATCAATGGGCACTGGGACTGCATGTATCTGTATCAGGTTGCGGAAAACGCGGATGAAGTCCTCACGGGAACTCACATTGTTCATGCGGCGAATGTTATTTCGCGCAAGGACGGAAGCTCCGAACGTGGAATTCCTTGCTGGCCGCATGTGAAACTCGGCAATGAATACGTTGCGGCGAATATCTATGTTGCGTGCCTTATGGCTCTTGCGGATGCCGACTATAACAACATCCCGATTCGTACGCAGGGCAATCTTTCAGCGGCTGCCATGAGCGGAATGTATCTGCTTGCCGATCAGACCGCGCCGCTCGATATGTCAGAGGAAGCGGCGACGCAACTTGCGGATTCTGGCATCACCTCATTTATCAATGTCGGCGCCGGCAGATACTACACGTGGGGCGATGGCACAGCGGCATTGTCGTCAACGGGTATTGCCGATGAGCGCGGGCGTTTCACAAGCACCATCCGCGTATTGCTGATGCTTGGTAATCGCTTTCAACAGGTTTGGCGCAATACCATAGACGCGCCGCTTGACCTTGCACTGCGTAACGCGATTTTGAAAGAAGAACAGGGCCACTTGGATTATCTAAAGTCACAAGGTGCGCTGCTTGGTTATCCTAAATGCGAGTTCCGTCCGGATGACAACACGGTTGAGACTATCCAGAGCGGCCGATTCTTTTTCACAAACATTCTCACGGTCACGGCTCCCGCGCGTTACATCGATCTCAAAATCGTGTTCGCGTCGGAAGGCTACTCAGTACTTCTTGCCGCGTAATGGAGGTGGATTATGCTTAAACAGATTGAACGATATACACAGGTTACGGGCACATCCATCTACGAGTGCGATGACAAGTGGCAGAGCAACAGTGAGCCGTCGGCGGTGGACGTGGCGGTCACGCTTCCCGCGCTCGAATTCGAGAGCGCCGACGTTCAATTCATGGGGACGTTATCTGTGCCGGATACCACGCGTCTTGGTAACATCCAAGTCACGGCGGCATTGGAGTGTGATAACCCTAAGACGCGTCGGCTTGTCGGTCCGGGGCTTAAGCGATGGCGCATTTCGTGGGTTCAGAACATCGTGTGGCCTAACCAGACGCAGACCGCTATTGGCTTCACGGTGTTTGCTGCGGGCTATGTGGCGGCCGTCCCTGACGGCGCGAAGGAGCTTGGCTCGGCATCGACAGCCGATTATACTATGAACTGTGTGTCGATCTCGAAGAAAGATTCTACGGGATACCAGGCGTATGACGTTGACCGTGCGACGGGTAAACTCATCGTGGATGGCGTGGATTATCGCGCCGACGTTAATAGGTTTTTGGGGTAGGGTTTTTTCCTGTTTGCGAGCCCCAAAAAGGAGGCCGCCCGCGTGGCGGCTAAATCTTAAGTGGAGGGAACGATGGAAGCGCCAAGGACATTACGTGAAAAGCTAATGCAGGACAGGGCGAGGCTCTATGAGTTTAGGGACGCGTTGAACAAAGCGATCCTGGAACTTATGAGCGGCGCATCTGTGGTTAGCTACTCGCTCGGCAATCGTAGCGTGACGCGTTCCCGATCTTCTCTCGGCGATATGCGCGCGGCCTTGCGGGATATTGACAGAGAGATATACGAGATTGAGGCGATGCTGAGTGGACGTCCTGTCCGTGATACATCGACGTACACGTATCAAGACCCCCAATTCCTTATTCCCCCATTTTTCTTTTGAGTGAGGTGATACCAATTTAGACGGATTCAATGCAAATGCCGGATCGTTCACATCGCAAGCGATGGCCGGATTCTTTGCCCGCTCGAAAGACGCCAATTCGGACATGCGTTCGCGGCAGATAATTGTTGAGCGATCACGTTACCTTGACTGTGTGTCCGATGTGGCGCGCGCGTTCCACAGCGCCCTGCGCGGCGGTGTCGTTGGTAGCGGGATTCGGTATGCCGCGCCCAAAAAGTCCACGCGGCTTGATTATGAGGGAAGCGGCCTGGAATTGCGATGGGCAGACATCGCGTCTACAACGTGGTTCGACGCACGCGGCATCCAGACATTTACGCAGTTCGAGGAGTTGGTTTTTCGCACGTTTCTCGTAAGCGGCGAGTGCTGGCTTTTCCGGATGGGCCATGGCTGGATTGCCAAAGAGCCCGATTGCATCCGAACGCCCAAAGAGTTCGGAAAGGTGGATAACGTCGTTGAATTGCCCAATGGCAATATCATCATTGACGGCATCGAACTCGAAGATGGCAAGCCCGTTGCGTGCTATGTGTGCGACGCATCGAAAGGCGAAGAGACATACGACCGCGCCGAGTATATGGGTGAGGATGGCTTGCCTATGGTGCTTCATGTGTTCATGCAAGAGCGTCCGGACCAAGTGCGCGGTCTTCCTCTCGTTGCGCCGATTATCGCTAAAATTTGGTCGTGCTATGCGTATAGCGACAGTGAGACGCAGATGGCAATCTTGCAGACAAACATGTCGCTGATTATTACGACAAACACGAATCCTACGATTAATCCTTTCGCGGGATTGACCGTTCGTGATTTGGATGCGCCGCTTGTACCGCCTACCGAGGGCGAGAAAGCAGAGCCGAGCAAGGACTTTGCGTGGGTTCCGCCAATGGGCGATACAGGCTTGTTTGGCATTGTGGACAAAGCGCACTATATCAAGCCAGGACAAACGCGACATTTGAGCGACGGCGAGGATATTAAATTCGTTTCGCCGACCGCGCCGCATACGGGATTTATACAATTCTGTGAATATCAAATTCGTATGATGGGCGCGGCGATTGGTATTCCAGAGCAAGTATTGAGCGGTCGGTTCGATGCGAACTTTAGCGCGGTCAAGGGCGCGTGCAGTGCGTTCAATCACACAGTTCGTCGGTATCGTAGTGTATTGATTGAACAATTCTTGCGGCCTGTGTTTCGTGTATTTTTGAGCGAGATTGTCAGTGATCCTGAAATAGCGGATTTGATCTCGTTTGAATCACAATGGTTGCCGAACGACAGTCCTTTGACACTCGATCCGAATAAAGAGATTGATTTTTATATACGTGCCATTGAGGTAGGTCTTATCACACGTGACGAAGCAGCGGAAGCGTTGTTCGGGCACAAAGCGAATGGCGAGGTGGTAAATGCGGGAACATGAATTTTATATCATAGCCGATATATTTGAGGAAGTAGCGCTCGACTTTACAAAGTGGCTTAATACGATACCAGACGGATCGGAAGCGTATATCACAATTTTGTCCCATGGTGGCTTGTGCTTTGTGGGTACAGGTATCGGGCAAATGATTCTGAACGCGCGTTCGCGTGGTATTCGATTCACGGCGGATGTGTACGGGATTTGTGCCAGCGCGGCATCTGATATTGCTTTGGCTTGTGACCGTATCCGTATGGCGCGTGGTTCGCAGTTAATGATTCACAGTGCGTATAATGCCTTTTTAGACACTATTGACGAAGGCATTTTGAGAGCCAACGAAAGCCAGTTAAATATAATTCATCTCCATTTCCCGGACTACGACGAAAAGGATTTGAAAGAAGATAGGTGGATCAATGCAGATGAAGCGGTGTCGCTTGGTCTTGCGGAATATATCGACAATAACGATGAGAGCGTAAGCCTTGCACGGGCGAGGGTCGCCGCGTGCTATGGTATGCGCAAAGGAGTGACTATGGAAGAGACGAAGGTGAAAGCCGAAGAGACAAGCGTTACTGTTACTCAGGAAGCGCCGGAGAAAAAGGAAGATGGAGCGCCCGTTCAGGCCGAAGATCGCTCGATGGAAGATGTCATGGAGGCCGTCGTGAATCGCCTTGACGAAATTGAGCATCGTTTGGCGGTGCTTGAAGGCGAGGGGAAAAAGCAGGATGACGAAATGGCAGAGTGCGGCTCGAATGACGAAAAGCGCGCACGGCTTAACTCGCTTTATGCACGCCTGCTTCGTCCGTCGGCGAGCGCGGCTAAACAGAGCGATGACAACGCACCTGAAGCACATTCACAGCAAGTCGAAGAACTTGCAGACTTTTCAAAACGCGTAAACGTATCCGATTATATTCGATAAGGAGGTGACTTATGGCTAATACTATTTCTGTTACATCTACTGTGACTCAGGCGAAAACTTACCTGATTGAAGCGCCGAAAGCGAAACTTCTTCAGGAGGTTTTCTTCCCCACTGGCAGCGAAGATGAGTTCGTGACCAAAGAAGTATTGTTCGACCTTGATGAAGGCGATTTCGGTGTCGCTCCGATGGTCTCTAAGGGCTACAAAAATGAGAACGTGGTCACGTGGAAAGCAACGGCTGTTGAGCCGCCTCGTTGTGGTCTTGAAGTCTCTATCGATCCTACGGACAGGGACCGACAGCTTTTCGAGTCGCTTATGTATAATGCCAAGGGCAATCGTGCGATTGCGTTCCAGGATTACAAACGCATTATCGCGGCCCGCGCGGCCGAGCGTGTTTCTCGCAAGATTGAACAGCTTTGTGTGAGTGTGTTGCTGAATAATGCGATTGAAGGTACGATGCCTAAATCGCCGACTGATCCTACCGAGGTTCCGATCGAAATCAAGTTCTATGATGATTCGACGGGCAATCAGCAGCGTTACCTTCCCGCCAATGCGTGGGGACAGAATGGCGCAACGCCGTACGATGACATTTGCGCAATGGTTCAGGCACTCTCCATCCATGGCGGCGATCCTCGTATCCTTCTTATCAGTCCTGAAGCCTATGCGCTTCTTGCCCTCGATGCGAAATACCAGGCATTTTTCAAGACCTATCACTCCGAAAAGAGCGTATTGACCGGCGACGATTATTCCGGCGCTCGCAAAGTCGCCGACTGCGTATTCCTCGGTTATCCCATCGACATTGTTGTCTATGGCGGCGGGTACAAAGACGAAAACGGCCGCATGGTTCACTACCTTCCCAAAGGGTTTGTGTGTGTCCTCGATCGCGGAATCGGCCATACGCTTTGCGGTGGTTGTGTGCTTTGTGATCCCGTTGCGGTCATTTCTGAAGATGTTAATAGCGATGCTTTCCGTCAGATGCGCGGCAAAATCATCGGCTCTCAGTTCATTGACCTTCGTAACCAGAGCGTTTCTGTCCGTATGGAATCCCGCCCGCTTCCCGCGCCGTGGCGTAACTGGACATGGATCACGATGGACGCACAGAACAATAACGCCATTTCCGGCGGCTCTGTTGGCCCGGTTATCAGTGTCGAATTTGAGTCCGATGACGATAATGCCACACTTCCCGCTGATCTCAGCAATCAGCTCGGCGGCAGCGCGGTCACGATCGCGGATGCCACTACTACGACGGTCGGCGTGTCCTTCGATGGCTACTATGTGAACGGTGTCAAACAGACTAAAAACAGTGATGGCAAATACGTCCTGCCCAATGTCGATTGTGTCTTTGAAGCGCGATTCGCGTAGTATCTGCGCACGGTAAAATGAAAGCCCACAGGATTCTGTGGGCTTTCTTGTTATAACCACTCGTTAATAAAGGTGTTGATGTCCGTTTCAGTTGCAGTGCATACCGCTTTTGGGAGTACTTGTGCGTAGCTCGTGTCGATGCGGGATGTGATAAATGGGAAATCAGGCAGTGAAGGCTCAGGCGGTGTTATGGAGATGTCGCCGAGCGAGAAAGGCGATGCACGCAATATACGTGCAATTCTAGATGTGAATATAATGCAGGACTGATATAATTCCCGTTGTGCGTTTTCCCGCGTGTATTCAGTGTTCTCATCGATGACGTACTGCCCTTCGTGTTCTGGATCGGGGACGGCTTTTTCGGCGTCGGCGACAGACGGTGAAATGAGCGCGGTGTGGAGTTCGATGCGCAGCGACATTTCGCCAACAGTGGACAGTGTTGACGAAGATAACATTACGGTGACGGATGGTACGCAAACAGGGAAGCCGCTATCATTGATTTCATCCGGCGGGCAGACAAGGGGATACACTCTCGGCGTTGCAAGTTTTGCCTCGGCGGTGTTATCCGTCGTTTTGAACAAGAAGCCAGACCATTTGTATTGTTGGAAAGCCGTTTCGAGATAATTACAAATTGCATGAATGACAGATGTTGCGTCGAATAGTGTTTCCATATTAGTTCCCTTTCAATAAGCCGATGTTGCTGACGCCCATTTCATCGGAAATGGTTGTGACTTTGTACGCAGTGTCGTTTACGTATATTGTTTGACCGACGCGGATATGTAATCCCGCGATGTCCATTGTTGGAACGAGCAGCATCCAGGCATAAGACTGTAGCGGATTTGTGCCTGTGTTGTTGTCGATGAGATTGTTTTGCAACGAGCCAAACGTGTTGACAACGTTACTGGATGATATTCCGATTTTCAGTGCCTCGCCATAATCCTCGGCGTCGCCGAGAAATACACTTTTGATGTCGGTGGCAATTAAAGTCTTTAGGCTCATAGCAGTTCCTCCCCTTGCAAAACTTCGTCGGCGGCTTCGCCGAGTAGAGCGTCCCATTCGGATTCTGATATAGTGTCCGGCATACTCCACGTGGTAGCCACAGGCATAATTTTATGTGTTTTCCGGTCTATCGCAAAGACCTGTTTTCTGTTTTTCCCGAAAAAGAATGACACGCTCCCCGGCGTGAAGGCGTCTCGAATATCTGCATTATACACGTCTATGCCTTGCGCGGGAAGTGCTTGGCGATTGTCTGAATTTGATTTGGTGAATACCCATCTACCGTTGTCGAGCTTCACGCGGTGAGGCACGCAAGGCACGCGGCGTGCACTGGGAAGGTCTGTGAATATCGTTGGAAGGTTAATCGGATTCTGATACGCGCCGAACACGCCCATGGTGCGTCCGTGTTCTCGTGTTTTGAATAATGGCTTAACGGCTTTTCCGGTGAGCCTACGGCCTTTTATCTTCGCGAGCACGTCGGCTTTTTTAGAGGCTACCTTGTATATTTTCCGAAGTATTCGCGCCTTGTCTTTTGGCGTGATTTCGTGTAGAATTTCGTCCATGGCATAGCATCCTTTTGGAGGTGTATATATGAGTGACCTGCGATCTTACAACGTTTCGATTGAGCTGGAAAATGCAGACCGCATTAACCTTGAACTTGCCCAGATAAATAAGGGCTTGAAGGGGATGCGTCAAGAGGCATCGAACATGAAGTTTGGTGATGCTGCAAAGTCGCTCAATGCGCTGAAACGCGGTATAGCAGAATCCGCGAAGGCGGGGAATGACGTGTCGAAACAGCTCGCCGCTTATGACAAGGGCGTCAAAACGCTCTTGGATGATTTGAGCAAGCAGGCGACGCTGATTAACTACTCTATGACAGAACAGGGGAAGGCGGATCGGGCGCGTATTAAGGCGCTCAAAGAGCGGTCTGACCTTACGAAGGACGAAGCGGCCGAGCTTCGCGCTCTCCAAAAGACTGTCATCGAGGGCACGGACGAAGAACTCGCACAGCTCAAAGCCAAGAATAAGCTCTTGCGACTTCAAGCCAAGCAGAACCAGGAACAGCTCAAAGCGGAAACGCGGGAGCGTAAGACCCTCAAAACGCTTCTTAAAGAAGACCTCAAAGGCATAACAGATCGGATTAAGAAGCAGAAAGAGTTCATTGCGAGCTTGAAAACGACAGAAGGCCGTTACAAGGCGCTCAAAAAAGTCGGTAGCATGGCGCTCAAAGGCGGTATGGCTGTCGGCGGCCTTGCCGCTGCGGGAATCGCGGGCGCGGTGAGCGCGGCGGATCGCTTCGTGGAGGATGAGGCCGTTATGCGCCGTATGAAAGGCCCGTTTTCGGAGCGTGATCGGCGGGAATTGCTCACACGGATGCGCATAGAGACGGGCGCGGATGCCAACGCAATCGTGGATGCCGTGAATCGTGTGACTTCGACGCTCAAAGGATTCACGAACGAGGATGTTGTCACCGCGGCAAAGGCAGAGCTTGAATTTCCCGGCGCGGCTGCGTTGTTCCAGGCATCGACACGGGAAGGCCGACGTGGCAAAGAGTACGAGCGTCTGAACGAGCGCTTGCGTCTATTGCAGCAAAGGACGGGCGTTGATCTTGGTGACGCCATGGACGCGGCTCGGCGTAGCCGTCTTGGAGGTAATCGGTGGAGTCAGATGCAGTACGTTACGGCGTACGCGGCATTGCAGGGATCATCCGCCTTTGCGGGAAATCAGGAAGCCATGGAACGAGCGTTAAACGCGTTCCTGCGCAAAGCGGATCCGTCCAAAGACCTCGGCGAACAGTTAAAGGCGTTCAAATGGGATGCGTACGTTTGGCGTGCACAGGACAAGAACGCCGTTCGACGCGGTATCGCCTCCATTGACGCGGAATCTTTGTCGAATGTTGTTGGCAAAGGCGGCATGACTACGCTGCCAACGTCGGCGGAAACGACGGCCATGAAGCTCCGTGAGATGCAGCTCAAAAAAGATGAGTTATTGCTCAAATTTGTCCCGATCGCGTCAAAGCTCATGGACAAGCTCGCCGCGCTCATCGACAATGGCACAATCGATAAGTTGGCGGATGCGCTTGTCGGCCTTGTCGAATGGCTTGCGAATCGTTTGGGAAATTTGGCATCGCTTGGGGCTACCATTGGGAAAGGCGTTGCATTCGCAGTTGCCGGCATAGGAAACTTCATTAAGGGGGAAGACAAGAGGCCGACGGATGAGAGCCGTTCCACGACGCAGAAATCGAATGGCGGTATCGCGTTTGGCCGTTCGATCGTAGGCGAGCGCGGGCCGGAGCTCGTGATCCCGTTGGACTATGCGCGAAGTGGGCGAGCCACGCAGGTCGTTCAGAACTTTACACAGACGTTCAATATGGCAGGCAATCAGACCACAGGGCAGAGCTTAGGGCAGGCCGTTCGGCGCGGCTCGTTCGGGCGCGCCTTCATCGATGCGAGGGCGACATGGTAGGCTTTTTTATCGTAAAATCTGTTGACGGCAACACGTGCGAGGCGCGTTTAGAACATGATGAAGCCATTGAGGGGACGTTTTACCTTCCCTACATGAATAGGCAGGGACAGTGCGATATTGCAGCGGGGAGCCGCTTTTTCGGCGTGTTAGACCCTACAATCGGCTTTGGCGCGTTGCTCGTTGGCTTTGATAATTGTGATTTTCAAAAAAAGTTCGGTGATAGTATCACAGTGAGCGGTACAGTGCAGGCGAATGAGTGCAAAGCGGGCGATATATCGCTACATGATCACCTTCACGACGCGGGCGAGGGCACGTTGAATAGCCCATCGGGCCCGTGCACAGGAGTAACTGGCACGCCTACGATGCTAGTACCGGGGGCATGAGTATGAAAAACGGAATTATCATAAAGGACGTTGAGCACGCTTTCCCGGATGAATCAGGCTACGATGTCGGCGCGGCTTTGGAGGTATCGGACAGGCGGTGCTATGATTATTCAGGCTCGCCGCAAAGTATCCGTAGGCGTCGTTTCACGAAGGGCAAAACGCACACTGTGTCATACACATTGAATCATTTTGATTGTTCTGATTTCATTCAGGCGATTTATGATTTAGAAGATATGGTGGGTAAAACGGGAACGCTCGTATTGCACGGTCGTTCGATGGGACTTGTGCTTGTCCAAAGTGTGTCATTCGCGATTGATCTTGATGGTTTGGGCAGTATTAGCGCGGTCGGCGTGTCTGTGAGCCTTCCCTCGGCGCGTTTGCCGTCAGCGCCGAGCACAGCGGAAGTCAGAACGCAAACGTAGGAGGTTATATGAGTGTTAAAATTCAAGATTGCCTTCGTAATTTGGGCCTATGTTGCCCAGGTGAGCATCCGCTTTTTCGCGGGTACGGCTTGAACAACGTGGACTCGCCGTATGGCTTGTCTTACGGCGAGGTGAAAAATCAGGTCGCCGAGTATTATCCCGATGTGGATTCGGTCTCGATTGAACGACGTTCCACGGCTGGTGATTTGGCGCTTGGACAATACCGTTATACAATAACATTCCGAGGAGTGGAGGGCAGATAGATGGCGGACTTGATACCATATACGACTGAACAAATTTTAGATTTATTCAAGGCGGCGTATTACGAGCAAACGGGCGAAACGTTGCGCATCGGTTCAGATGAATTTGCATTTTCGACCGTTGCGTCCTACGTTTTGCGCGTGTTTGAGCAAGCCATGAAACGCGGCGCGGATGCTGTCAGCATTAACACAGCGACAGGCGAGGCACTTGATAACATCGCGGCATCGTTCGGGATAGAGCGTCCCGATGCCACGCCGGCGCGGATGGCGATTGCCTTAGAGAATGAGACACAGAATCCTATTGTTTGTGACATTGGCCAAATTGTGGCTTATACAAATAAAGGTGTGACATTCTCAAACACGGCTCCGAGCACACTTCCGCAAACAGGGGAAACAGTGTATTTGTTCTTGTATTGTGCCGAGGCGGGGAGTCAATATAACGGGATAACTCCATCGGAGATGGATATTCCCGATGGCTCGTTGCTTGTAGCGAACTCGATGTCAGGAGGCGGCACGGATTCGTTGCAAGAGCACACGCAAGCGAACGACGAAGCGTTCAGAACGTATCTACTAGAAGGCATAAAAGCGCTTGCCGTCGGCACAGCGCCGTATTATGAGTACGAAGCAAAGAAGGGATATGATGGCATATTGGCGGATGTGTATTGCCTGCGAGATGGCGACACAGGTTTTGAGCCGGGGAAGGTAAAGGTCAAAACGCTATTCCTTCCGAGTATTACTTCCACTGTTTACAAAAACACGACGAATGAGACTATTTGTGAATACCTTTCATCGGATGCGGTAAAATGCGTGACTGATTATGTCGAAGTGGCCGAGGGGGAGGCCGAGTATTTGAACATTATCGGAATCGTGATTTATTATGAAAAGCGTTTTCAAGCGACGACAAGCGACGGTATCACGCTTGCGCAAGACCATTTCGAGCGCGTCTTTGAGTCATATCGCACCGATTTAATAACACATTTCAATAAGCCGTATATAGAAGCCGAGTTGGAGGCCATGTTTTGCAAGCCCGATGAAAACGGCGTGTATGCCACGACGTTCAAGAGTACCGCGTCGTATTACAAACCAGGGGTAGGTAAGAAGTTCATTATTTCGGCGCAGTGGAATAATGCAACGGTGAACTGGATTTAAGGGGGGAATTATGAAACTTTCTGAACTCGAATCCATGAAACTTTTGCCGCGCTTTGCCGAAGGCTACGAGTTTGCGTGCAAAGCATTTGACGAATGGATGAAACAGCGCGTTGGCTTTAAAGATGCGCTCGAATCGCCCTGGACACTTGAAGGCATTGCGGCATTATCGGAGGATGACTTACAGGCGGCATATAAAATATATTCCACTGCTGATTATTATCCTGATTTGCCGCGTGCGGATCGCAATCGATTCCTGTTTGAACAGATTGTGAATATCCGTAAGCTAGGCACGATTGAGGCCGTTAAGGCGTTGATGCGATATATTTATCCAGGAATGAGTGTTACCATTGATGACACAATCGCATTTGATGACAACGGTAATGTTATCGATTCAAGCCTTTTGCATTGTTACGATTTGCATTTGAACTTGGATTTGACTCAGCTCCCCGATTATGTGATGGGACGAGTCGCGGATAATGTACGCCGATTCATGCGAGCGACGGCATCGCTCCACAGCATTGCATACGAGGCGGGCGTCGAAATACAAATAAATCCTGCGCCGAT